ACCTTGTTGAACAAGTCCATGACTTCCCGCTTGTGGGTGACCACGTACCGGATGAACGTATCGCCAGCGTTGCCCCAGTTGTCACGCATGGTGTCAATTGCGTCTGACACATCTAGCGCAGGGTCAATGATAGGTACCTTGTACGTGCCGAAGTTGATGCTGATGAGCCGCACCGCCTCTGCTTGGGTATTGGCGTTATGTGCTGCCAGTTTGGCATGCATGTCCTCGTTGGCTGTGATGCCCACCACGGCCTTCCAAGTGTGTTGCTCAGCAAACCCCACCTTGCCGCCGCTTGAGGTCATACGGGCGCGTTCTGTGCCCTGCGACACGGTGTATGCGAAGTTGCTCAACTCAGCAGCGTCCATGTCTGTCATCTCGTCAAAGACCACTGGCACGTTCTTGTGTGCGCCGACGATGCCCCACCGAGCGTTACGGGTCGCGCCGTCCTTGCCGGGTTTCACCAAGCCATTGGCATCGGCTAGTCCGTAGAGCGCGGCCTTCCATACGGAAGTCTTACCCTTACCAGTCGCGCTGCTGTTGACTGCCACCAAGATACCGTTGTAGCTGTCCTCACCAAATGGGGTAAGTAGTGAGCCATACACATTGCAAAATACATATTGAGCGGCTTCGCTGTTCTCTCTGTTGTAGATGTAGTTGACGGCCTTGGAGTAACGCTCCAGTGTGCCGCGAGGTTCGGGGTATACGTCCTTGAACGCCTGTGCTGCTCCACCAATGAACACCTTGCGGACTGAGCCGTCGGAGTGGTAGAGCCTGTCGCCAAGCAAGAATCCGTTCATGTTGTCCCGCCAACCAAAGCTGGTCAGGGTGTCTGTCTCACGCTGCTCTGCCATCAGCTTGTGGATTGAGTCACGTAGGTATGCAGTCAAGTGCATGGTTGCGTCCTTATTGTTCGTGGGCATCAACTCGTACTTGGACAACGCCTTCAACAAGTCAGACGATGCCGCCAGTGCTGCGGTGTCCACTTCAAAGTCCCGAATCCTAAAGTCGGGCAAGTGCATCCGAATGGTAAATGCAAACGTGCCGTCTGCTTTGCGAATCCGCTGGAGTGGGTAAAACAATGTATGGCAGAACGAGTAGGGTTGTAGTACACCGTCCTTGTCCTTGATGAACCGAATCATGCGGTTGGCATTGAACTCATACCCTTCGGGGAATGGTGGCACTATGGCCTCGACAACCACCGCTTCTTCTGTGGTGACCTGTACTATCTCTTCTTGTGGTTCGGGGAGAATGCGCCCAAGAACAATGGGCGACTTGATCTTGCTGTTGTGTACACACCCGTCGCACTTGGATGGTGTGGCCCCTTTGGTCTGAAAGAACTCACAGGTTGCTGGCCCTGCGCTCCATGTCTCATAGCGTGTGGCTACATCTGTATTGGAATGCCCTGTCGCGCCACGTTCAGAACTCCACTCATCTGCTAACTCAATCCCTTCCACGCAGTGCTTGATGATGCCAATGACGCCGCGCCATGTCTCATAGTCCACATCACCCTTGGTGTCGCGCATTGCGGCTACTTGGGCACAGTGGTTGGATATCTCTACGGCAGATGAGTCGATGTGTGGATGTAAGTGAGCGGTCAGGTCATCGTTGATGTCCGGTGCAGATGAGACCCTAGCTGGAGTCACCTGAAACTTATCCACAGCCCTTGCGACTGCTTCGGCAAACTGTGCAGGTTCTACCGAGTTATGCTTGGACTTAGCTAGAACTTGCCTAGGCATACGTCCCGGCTTGCGGTTGTGTGTACCCACTGGACGTAACACGGAGGACAGGTCTGCTGTACGAGTCGGGTCAACAAACAACCCTGCGCCAATCAACGCCGCCTTGAACCCGCTTGCAATCGTGCGCCACGACTTCGGGCCAATCTCCTTGGTCAAAGGCCAGTAACAGTGGATGCCGCCGCCGCTGTCCACAATCATGGGGTCAGGAAAACCATTGGCTGCGCAGAACGAGCGTATGGCCTTGGCAGCATCATTCTTAGTTGCGTACCCTTTGTTGGCTGCCGCCTTGTCTTCGCCGCAGTCGATGTCGCACCAAAATGACTTGGCCTTGCTCCAGTTGGGTTCGCCACGGAACTTGGTCTTGGTTGTACCGTCGGTGTCAGGTACTTCAAAACTGGCTGCTTTGTACGAGCAGCATGCATGGTAGACAATCAGGTTCTCTTGCCGGTCATAAGACTCCACGGCTTGCGCCATAAGTTCCAACGACTCGTATGCTTTGTGGGCTAACCCGGTGCGGCCCGATCGCCCCAGCGCAAGAAACTTGTATCCATCTTCGGGCAGTATCGCCCTCAAGAATTCAAGGGTGTCCATAGGTCACCCCGCAGTGATGATGCGTTTCTCCTGTGCCACTGCGCCAGTACGAATGGTGAGTTCGATATGCGCCATAGCCACTTTCATCAACTCGCCCGATTGAATAGAAGTTTCAGCCACCTCCACAATCGTGCGCCCAATCAGTTCAGCAAGGCCAAGGATAACTTCCCCGTGGTTGAATCCTTTGTCTGAAATCGCTCCGTTGGCTTCCAGCAATACGCCAATAACTTTGCGCTGGTCAATTTCGTAACTCATTTACTACTCCAAGGTGGGTGGGGGTACTCGCTGCACTTGGTGGCAACTGCGAATTGATGCCAAGCATCCGCTTTCCCCCCTAAAACTTAATCGTCGAAATTCAAGTCATCAAGACTCAAGCCTTCAACTTCCATATCTGCAAGGGCAGGCGCTGGCTTCGACTCAGCTTTTGGCTCAGCTTTTGGCTTGGCTTTAGCGGCGGGCTTCTCTACCACAGGGGGTGCCTTGGGAATGTCAGGTACGGGGGTTGATGCCGTCTCAAGTTCGGGTGCCTCAAACGCATACCCGTTACCCAAGATGGACTGCACAGTATCGCTCTCAACAGTGTCTTTGACAAGTGTATACGCCTCATCGCTGAGCATACCTACAGGTTTGAAAGTCAACTTGGGACTGGCTTCCTCTGCCACAAAACCAACTCGGGTTACAACCATGTTGTACGCCAGCTTCCCGCCGCCGCGCTTCTTCAGCAAGTCACCGAACTCACCCAGTGCTTTGATGGATGCAGGCGGCACACGCAGCAGCATCGGGTCATTGATGGCATCAGCAGCAGCAACTGCAATACGCACGGAATCTTGGCAAGCTTTGCCCTTACGTCCGTCGTCGCTAATCTTGGAACCCCACTGTGCTTTGGGGCAGACAGCGCAGGACTTTGACTGTGGCTTCTCCACGCTTGCGTCAGGCTTAGTGCCCTCGTTGCTAAAGCAGTCAGGCTTAGTGGCCTCACCGCCCTCTACATAGCCCTTGATATAGAACACCTTGGACGTACCCTTGTTGGCCTTCAGAATAACCAACTCAAGCGAGGATGCCACGCTGTCAGGGTCTTTGGGGTTCATCAGCACCGTGCGCTCACCGCCACGGGAAACAGAGAATGTCTTGCCCTTGATGCTCAGGACAGGGAAACCCGAACTGGCATGCGCCGTCAGGTCATCGTTGATACCAGCAGCTTCAGCGCTGCGCAGATAGGCGGGCAGATTGCCCGAGTCAAAGGGGATGATATTGCTCATCTTGATACTCCAGTTGGTTAAGGTTAGCTGGCGCGGCGGATGTTGACTGTCCGCTCTTCACGCCAATTGAGGCCGGGTGGGATGTCCCCGTGAACTGCTTTGTACTGTTCAACCGCAAGTTTTGAACAGCGTTTCTCCATGAGGTGGTATGCCTCATTCTTCTTCACAAACTCCATGAACGTGTCAGGGTCTGCGACAGATGCCATAGTCGATGTGGACGTATAGGCCGTACCGAACGGGGTCTTGATAGAGTCCAAGCCTGCTGTGTCAAAAGTCTTCAACAGCGCAGCTTCAATCTTCTCAAGTGTCTCGTCAATCGGCTTCTTGTCCGCATCGTATGCCGCTTTGAGTTGGGCTTTCTTGTCCCGCAACTCTATGTATTTTTCTACCAATTCAGATAGTTTCATTTTTGCTCCAAGGGGTGGTGATGGTACGTGTTTTTGGGTGTGTGTAAGTAAGTGTTTTCCCTAGTCTTCCTCAACTCCTTTCATGATTTCAAGCAATGCGCCTTGCAGCTTCTGCTTCTTCTGCAATCGCGTATAAATCTTACGTTCTATATCACTTGTAGCTATATGAGCAATGACTGTAGTCCGTGTCTGACCGGGGCGACGAACCCGTGCGCAGGCTTGTTCGTAGATGTCGTTGCTGTGTATGGGTGCGTACCACACGACTGTGGTCGCAGCGGTCAGCGTCAGCCCGTGGCTCATAGTGCCGGGGTTTGCCACAATCACATGCGGCTCAGCACTGTCTTGGAAGTTGCGGAAGATTTCATCACGCTCGTTCTTTGGTGTAGCCCCATGCACTGTTGCCACGCTCCACTCGTCTTGCAAGTTGGCAGCTACGTCTTCAAGCACACCAGTCAGCGGCACGAACACAAGCACTTTGCCTTCTGACTCTGCAATCAGTTCCTTCAGCACATCAATGCGCGGTTGGTTGGGTAGTTGAATATGCTCTCCGTCTTTGCCGTACACCACACCACAG